ATATCATACCATATGAGCACATCTACAATGGTCAAACATGGTGAGATACACAATATTGACGTTCCAGTAACCATCATACCAATCACAGGCGTACCAGGGGAGGTACACTACAACCCTGGCCTAACACGGGATGATAAAGGCAACCTGTGGATAAGTCTTAGGTCCTGTATTTACAACCCTAAGAGACATAATGGGTGGCAACATCCGATGCATTGGCAAAACTACGTCAATGTGGGCATTTTAGACGAAAAAACACTCAAAATTAGCCAGTTAAAAGAGATTAAACCAAAAGCTGAGTATGATGGCTTCTGGTGGGGACTGGAAGATGCCCGTTTATTCTGGCGAAAAGACGGTTTACACGCAATAGGTGTTATTTTACCTATCAGAAATGGCGACTACCGCACTAGTCAGGCTGAAGTGCTTATTGACCACGCTAAGGGTACTTATACCTTCCTAAAAGACCATGGGCGACCAAAAGGCGTTACTGAAAAAAACTGGTCGCCACCTGAAACAGCCACTGATAAGTTCGATTTTGCCTACTCTATGTCCGAAATAGTCAAAGACGGCGAAGTATTTGGTAAAGACGACCATTTAGCGGTTCATAACGGTACGAAACTGTTACCATACAAAGATGGTTATATTCAGTTGGCCCATGTTGTCTGTGGTGTCGGTGGTGAGCGCACCTATGCCCATTTAGCGGTACTTAGAGATAAAAATGGTTATGGTACCCATATGAGCCAATTATTCCACTTCAATGTCGGATGGCGCGAGAAGCTGAAAGAAACCATCGAGTTTGCTTCAGATATGGTCTGGTCGAAGGGTAAAGAGGGTGAAGAATTGCTCGTAGGACTGGGTGTAAAAGACGAAGCCACAGGCATAGCCCGTATACCCGTTGATAAGTTCATTTGGGACGAAACGACAGATATTATGTGGTACCGCTGGCGCTGGGTAACGCCACCGAACCGTGAGGAAATTATCGTACCAACAAGTGATAGACCTGATTGGAAGTAGTTATTTCTTTGGTGCTTCTAACTCTACCATACGAGCTTGTAACGCTCTCAAGTTAGCTTGCTGTTGTTCGATAGCCTGGATGCAATCAAATGCCAGGGCTTTTGCCTGCTCGACTGTCTTGATGTCTGCTAATGAAATTGAATTGTTCATGATATAGCTCCAATTAGTGGTTTATAGTATTCATCTTCAGCATTTTTTCTAGCATCAATGGCATCTTGTAAGTTTTTAAAACAACCAAGTCTTTTGCGCTTGCCATTAGTTTTTATGTATGAATGGTAGCGACTACTCTTTTCGTGATACCAAACACCAACATGCCCCGTTTTATTATCTTTTCTAATACGTGTATTTATTGCTTGAACGGTTCTACTAGCCCATCTGCAATTTTCGGGAGTATAGTCGCCAGTAACATCTATCCTATCAAGTGTATATCCGTCTGGTTTGTTGCCCATATCTTCTAGAAAAAAGGTGAAGCCATACTCTCCGTCCCACCTACTACACACTCTGACACCCTTTGCACCGTAGTTATTGAAGTTGGTATTTTTAGGGTTATTGCATCTTTCTAGCATGTTCATATATGTATTGTGCAGGGGGTGTTTGCTCATCCCACCGCGGTTTATCTTTATTGTATATAACCGCCCTTGCGTATGCATCCTGTCATAATGAAGTCTACACAGTCCATGAGCGTAGTATTTCTTAATGCACTCATCAACGCTACAGTGTTTCATACTTACAATTATACTCCATTACCCCTGTTATGGGTAGGACTACCGACATTCTTTGTAGCCGTTTCGTCCGTAACATTTGTACCCTTGACGGGCTTTGTTGCATAGCCCTAGTTTGTGAAGTATTTTACGCATCTGCTTCAACTGCAACACTAGCTAGTGCTTGTCGGTTAGCATATTCTATAGCTTGGTTCCTAGCCCATGCCTTGATTTGTTGTTTGAAAAATACTTCTTTAGATACGTTTGGTATCGTCTGCTCAGGGTTGGCTGGGTTAGGGATTGTTTCCCTCCAGCCGTTCATAGCTGCTACTGCGTCTACTTCTTTGGCGTAGAGGGTGTCTTTGATGGTTAGTGATATTTGCGTCATAATGTTCTCCTTTAGGCTATTAAGCCAAGTGTTACTAATTTACTTTTGAGGTCGTTCACTAAGGTTACGGCTGTTGCTAGGTCGGTGGCGTTGGCTGGTGTTGCCGATGGTTGCACCACTGGTGTAGCGTTGAAGAAGCCTAGTTTCTGAGTTGTTGATGTACCTATTTTTGTGCCAGTGGTAGCTCCGAATGACATATTTTTACCGTCTGATATAGCGGTGTGCAAGAGCGTTATTTTATCGTTGAGATAATCAAAATAGAACATATTGTGGTACGCACCAGCGGAAGCATCATAAACATAACATACTGCATCCGCAAAATCAGTTCTGATGGATAGGGAAAAGAAGTCATTGTCGTTTGACGCGTTGTGGCCCTTTAGTTGCAACTCTGCTCGGTTTTGGCCACCGGCTGCCTCAATATACATGATTGTGTTGCCAGTAGGATGCTGAGATTTCAGCGTACCAATGGCATGGAGAGCTCCTGCCGTACCCCCATCCAGATACGCTGTAGAGTTGAGGTAGAGGCGGTCTGTGTAGGTATTAGACCAGTAGAGGGAGGAAGTGCCGAGGGTGTAGGTGGAGTCTGTAAAAGGTGCGGTGTTCCCCGCGCTAACTAAACCAGTCGTGCCATTTACTTCTAGCCTTTTAGTGAATGCTGATAATGTGGTGACTGAGTACAACCTAAATGTACCAGCTTGTCCGAAGCCATACTCCATATTGCCATTAAGCGTTGCCCCATCAAGCCTTAGATATGCTGTTCCACCATCAGTAGCGGTGGCACTAGCCGTACCACCACTAACGAATACTTGTGAGCTAGTGTCATATCCCCTTAACACAAAAACACCAGATGATATACTAGTGATACTCTTGCTAGACACGCCCATAGTAGAAAGTTTTAAGTCAGCAAACGTAGGACTAGCCCCTGTGTGAATGTTCTGTGGTAGAGATAAGGTAGGGTTACCACTTACCCCATCGCCATTTGTTACGGTGATTTGGTTTGCTGTGCCTGTGATAGTGCGACCTGCGAAAGTGTCTGCTGCGGTCTGGGTGAGTAGACCGTTGGTGTTGTAGGCAGCCAAAGATGTTAGAGTAGCATCAGCATCTTGTTTGCTCGCTGCAAGCCCTGAATACTGTGTGTTGGTAGCGTTATCACCAGTGTTAGTCCCAGAGGTGTTTCCTATTACAACCTTCTCAGCATCCGTAACGTAGTTATCGTCTGCACCAAGAACAGGGGCATATACGCCAGTATGGTTATGGGAAGTCAGAGAGTAGCCAGATAGGTCTTGGTCGCCTGTATTCGTACCTGATGTATTAGCTAATCGAGCTGACGAGACAGCATCGAATGAAATCTTAGCGGTGTTGGCGGCGACATCTGCCGTAAAGTCAGTATTTGGTACATTCGATAAGCCCACTTGTGCTTTCGTGACACTGTGAGGGTTAGAAGTATTGGCAATATGTGAGACACTATCACTTATAGCGGTGTCTATCTGGGCGTGCGTGTTGGTACCGATGTTGGTCAATAGAGTATGGTCGGAGGGGGCATCTGCTCCTGCTGGGCCTGTATCGCCCGTCTCACCCTTAGCACCTCTCGCACCTGTAACGACATTTGCTGTCACGCTCGATGACTCAACCATATTAGTATTTATGATGGCGCTATCACCACCTGAACCGAGTATGTTTACTGTTAAGTTGCCTGTATCTGACATTATGCCAACCTATTCGTTGGGCTGGCATCAAGAATGACGGTGCCCTCATCTAGTTTATATATTTGACCACTCGCTTCTTCAACTTTTATGTCGTAGTAGTATGTATTCGGTAGCATGGTAGCGGTATCATTAGGGCTAATAGTAATAGTAGCCTGACCAAGCGCGTCACCATCAGTAACATTCTTGACAATCAAAGCATCAGTATCAGTTGTGTTAGCTGAGTATTCAGTTGATTTTACCGTAAAACGCACAATTGCCCCAACTAGACTAGCTGCTTCACCATTACGTTGATAGGTTATCCCAATTGTATAAGTAGTACCACGATTTATTTTGAGCTTGTTGGCCATGTGTGTCCTTTAAGTAAGCTGGTATTCATAGGCTCATTATAGCACCGTTATTTCAGATGTGTTATAGTAAAAACGTAACAAAAAATACCCTCCTGTTGCACTTATGTGTGAATACAAAACCTCTAGTCTTGGCTAGGGGTTTTGTCTATGCCAGTACGATTTATATTCTTATTCACCCACACTTGGTCCTGTATACCGCCCCACTCATACTCTGTCTTATATAATACGAAGCCTTGCGACTCCATGAACGCCATCACCTGTTCGTTATTCTTGTGCCCTTTATGACTCCAGCCGCTAAACTCTGGGTGCTCAGTCTCGATGTGAAACACCTTCACGTTATAAATCTTATCACCCATACCATGCAGCACTTCCCAGCTATAGCCCTCACAGTCGATTTTCATTACGTCTATTAAGCCGTCAGGCATAATAGTTTCCAATCTAGTAACCTTCACTTCGATGATGTCTTTGGGACCCTTACCCTTGGTATCTTGGTTCTCAACATCAAGACTACTCATACCCACCGCGTCTTTATTGTCACTAATCACCCGTACAAACTCGCTTTTACCCTCATAATCACTAACCGCAGTCTCAAATACCACCACACTAGGGTAACGCTCTCTAATAAGCTGCGCCTGTGGAGGGTTCGGCTCCACGCACACAACGTAGCTATTCTGTAGCCCAACGTCTGAGTTCCCCGTAAAAATACGCTCGGCCAGCTCTACCCCGTCATCACCATCACGCGACCCCACATCCCAAACAATCGGGTGGTCAGTATACCCGAAGTTCAGTTTATACGCTTCAACTGTGCTGGTGAGCCATCTATTCATAAATATTCTTCTCTATACGATACTTAGGTTTTATAGCGTGTAAACAATTACCCTGAACTTTATGTGGTTTACACAATAAGCATCCAGCCCTACTACTTTTCATCTTGCCGCGTTTATGGTTCGCCATAATCAAATCATACCACTAGTTTCAAACAAAGTGCTACCCTCGACCTGTGACAATCGAGTTAAGGGAATGACCCATGGTAGCACACTATCCAAAACATTTACGGGCTTGGGGGAATTGCACCCCCATCTCCTGGCCTTATATATTGGTACTTTAACCAGGGCTCTACTATTAAGCTATCGCCCGATGTGCATGGGCGAGTCCAAATCAATGGAGTCTCTCCTCGCCCATAAAGCCAGTCTAAAGCCAAGTAAGGGAAAGCGCAAGTCTGTGGATAACTCAACGTCTGTGGTAATTATCCGTAAATATGGTGTTATATGAAAGTCTGTATTTTTTATAAGATTTAGGGGAGATTATTGTATAGGTACTCATTCCCCCCCCACTTGCCTACCCCCCCGTCTTGCATGTGTGGGTGGTGGGTGGCTGCGTGGTGGGTCAGGTGGTGTCGCGTCGCGTGACATGTATATACATTGACATACATACATATATATGGTGCATACGCGCACAATGTCGTAAAAGGTATAATGTACGACATATGCATAACAGGGGTCAACAGGTAGATCATAGCCGTATGTTTTTCTATATATAGTCATATATGGCTAGTTAGGCGTTACCGATTGTAACCGCGTTACCGGAACAACCGTACATACTAGATATAATGCTATATAGCCGTATGGTCTAGGTATATATATTTTTTTATTTAGTAGAGGTACCTCATTTGGTAACGGGTCTTTACTAGTGTTACAGAGGCTTAAATGTAACCGCTATTTACCACTGTTAAAAAACCCGTTACCGATTGTAGTAACAATCGTTACTAATTCAATCACTAAAATGGTCTTTGAAGTAGTTACAGTTACTGCTACAATGAGTTACATAACTAACAAGGAGTATATTCACATGACTAAACCACAATTCAAGCAGCTTAAAACGTACTTATCAACTATAGACTTTTCAACGCCTCATACATGGCATGAGTTATACGTTTTTTGGCTAGATGATGAGACACATGCACATTTTGGTATAAAGAAGTTTTCAATGTATTGTAAGGCGCTTGGGGTATTTAGTACCACTAAGCGCTTTGATGGTAAACCTACTAAAACTCTTATATATGACAGGCGCAAGGATCTTGAGGCGCTTAAAATGCTCGCTATAACTGATACATGCCCAACTTGTCACGGTAGAGGTGAAATAATTGTATCGGAGCTAACAGATACAACTGTTGTAAAATAAGATACGCTAACACCTTACAGTTACATATTATATATAAATACCTATTGCATTATTATTTATATAGGTATACACTAGTGCTTGTCATCAACTAATAAGGAGCGCAGCACATGACAGACCAAGCACAATATATAGCGGTCGTTTTAACCGTACAAAACTACTCACTATAACAACTAAACGAGAAACAAACATGAAATACACACCAGGCACTAAAATCACATTTAATACAATCATAATCACTAGCAATGGTAAGTACCGCAAGACTACCATTGCAACAGTAAGGAGTAACTAACATGAAATATACAGAGCTACACAAATTACACAAGCAACTAGGCAATAAGATCATAGAGTTTAGCAACGGCAAAATAAATGGCTATACAGTACTCAATTACGTTGACTACACACCAGATACGTTACAGCTCGATAAAACGGTTACTAGGCCTGATACGGTGCTTAGCTTCGACGGGGCGTACGATCTACTATATGGCACACCACAAGCACCTGATTTTACTAAGGTATTAAACGGGAGGGTATAACATGACACTATTCAAAACAACCTACAACGTATACAGCAATAATAATGTACCAGTGTCAATCGACTACTGGAGGGGCGCAAAATGACTATAAACGCACATAAAATAATCGTTACAGCAAGCTATGACGAAAAACAGCAGGGGTTAGTTGACGCAATGCTCTGTAACTGGTCTGAACTAAGCACTTACAACGATACATATATGGCACTAGATAAGCTTACGGAGTCGCAGCAGTTAGATGTTGCACAAAATATACTATATAGGCGCGAAGATACTAAAAACTAATTAAGCAACATTACAGGGAGTAATTACTATTATGATTTACAATGAAATTACAGACAGCTACCACTTCGCTAATTGGGTCAAGAACTCAGACAGCTACAGCAATAACTTTACATTTGAGGGGGCGCAAGCATTACAAGCATACTTAGAAGAATTAAGCGAAGAACTAGGCGAAAACATAGAGTTTGACCCTATAGCATGGTGCGTTGAGTGGTCAGAATATGCTAGTTATGATGATTTTCAACATGACACCGGCTACACCAAAGACGGCAAGACATACAACGGCTACGACAATATAAACAGTCTCGAAGAACTCAAAGACAATACAACGGTTATTGAGTTTGATGGCGGCATAATCGTACAGGAGTTTTAACCATGAATAAGCAAGAAGTTCTCAATGCAATATATGATCTTATAGCGCAAAACCCTGTAGACATGGTAACACGCGACAAATTAACCGCACTAGTTGACCATGTAGACACTGGACAAAATGCCATTACATTTAGAGATGTTAGGGGCAAAGAGTTCGAGCTAAAACTAATTGAAACATACGCGCCTAGCGAGGCCGTAGCAAAGGAGGCATAACGACAAGCAAAACAGGTGTGAAAATTAAAATAACTATAAGGACAAAACATAATGACGGACGGCATGAAATACGAACCAACGAAACGAACCAAGAAACCAAGCAACAGCGCGGTTAAGGGTGAAAAGCAGCGAATATTAAACGACTTCGGTACATTCTATATATTGTGGCACATAGTGAAACGGCATAAGGTGGCACTACTGGCCATAGGTAACATAATTTTACTGCTTAACTGGGCAGTACCAGCCTGGACAGATATATTAAGTGATATTATAAGTATAAATTAAGGAGCATTTGAACATGAAAACAGTAATAGCAATTTACATAGTAGCAATTTTAGCGTTAGCAGGTGGACTTGCCTACATGAATAGTATGGTGAACAGCTTGCAACACGAGACTGACACGGCAGGATATGCACCGCTAGTAGTACCAGACAGTGGGCGCGAGATCGTAAGCACAGACACATACCAAGGTGGCACAGGCTACGGCGTGGACGACTTGCAACAAGCTACAGTAACTATAGAATAGGGGCAAATATGAAACTGTACCCGTACCAAGAACAATACCTTGCAAACTTCCCGACCAGTGGCATTATGCATGCAGCGTTAGGGTCAGGCAAAACATTGATGGCATTGGCACACTGGCAACGACACAATCAAGACTTTTCAAGAGTATTAAACGACCACTGGACAGGAGGGCAAAGAAAACTACTTATAGTCGCACCAGCAAGCAAAATACGCACAGGTGACTGGCAGGAAGAGGCAGAAAATTGGTTTGGCAATGATGCCTGGACGCTACGCAAAATTACCTATATAAGCTACGAGAAACTACGCCTGAACGACAGCAAAACAAGCATACCAAACTGGTGGCAATTTGTGGCAAAGCGTAACGGTGGCATAGTCTACGACATAATTTGTGACGAGGCGCAAGCGTTAAAGAACCCACAGAGCAAGCAAGCCAAGGCAGTATTTGAAATTAAGCAGTCAGGAGGGCAATTTATAGGGCTAACCGGTACACCGATGAGTAACGGCTGGATAGACTTTGCAGGATATAGCAAACTATTTGGCTTTGTATCAGGTATCACCGAGTTTAAGAAAACATTTTGTAACATAACTACCTTTGGTGGGTTTCCCAAGATCGTAGGCTATAACAATATTCCCGTTATGGAGCAACAATGGCAGTCAGTCTCACGGACATTGACCCGTGAACAGGCATTGGAGCTACCAGACAGGCAATTTATAGGCAAGACAATATATTTAAGCGATAAGGAGACAAAAGACTATTACACGGCGAAGGTGGCTAGAACTACGAGGACGGGCGAACTGCTGGACAACCCAAGCCTGTTACTAAACTATTTACGCCAGACCAACACGGGCAGTAGGCTAGACGCACTCAGTGATGTGCTGGAAGACACCGCAGAAAATATAATTGTGTTCTACAACTATATATCTGAGCGCGAAGCGATACTAAAATATATTGCCAAGCACCACAAGAACAAGAAAGTGCTGCGCTATGACGGCAAAGTACATGACACACTACCTAAGAGTGACGCACAGCTAAAGAATATTGTGCTGGTAGCGCATTACAAATCTGCGAGTACGGGTCTAAACCTTCAATGGGCTACAGTTACGGTGTACTTCAGTCTCACCTACAGCTACCAAGAGTTTGAGCAAAGTGTGGGTCGAACGCACCGAACGGGGCAGAGCAAGAAATGTGTATTTTACCTGTTCAAAGCTAAGAATACCGTGGACGATGCTATATATCAGGCACTACGAAGTAAAAAGGACTTTTCCACAAGCTTGTGGGCAAAAGGGCTTGATAATAACGAATAGATATAATAAAATTAGTGTACCACTAACGTAAGGAGCGAAACGTGAAACAGATTAAAATTACTTATATTCCAAGCATTTGGCTGATTAAGGTCAGACGATGCAAGCACCAATAGATCAAATCATAGAAAAGGTAGGCTACCCCGTAAAATGTCGCTTATGTGGAGTAGACGGCAGGGTAAAGCCTAGAACAGATTATGGCGGCTGGGCCAAGCGTAAGACAATTATACGCATATCATGGTATTGCCCAGACCACGCCGATTCAGTAGAACGTTTGAAAACTCCTGTTTTTGGCCTGATTGCGGGGGGTCAAAAGCAGGAGGACAACTCACTTGATGAGTTAATGGATTTAATATAACAGGAGGAAATATGAAAATTATACTAACAGAGGAAGATGTGAAAAGGGCAACCGTTTCATACCTGATAAGTGCAGGGCAGCTATCTAAGGATATTGGCTATGAGGTTACAATTAGTAGCTACGACAAAGATTTTATGATGATACAAGCAGTTAAACCAGAGAAGGAGGGGTGGTATGGGGAACACAGAACTACAGCGATTTATAGACAACAAGAGCCTGGTAGCAATTAAAAAGTTTGCCAAGGCTGAGGCGCAGCTCAAAGAGCTCAAAGCCAAGCACGATGAGGTGATTGAGCAAGTCAAACAGGCTATGCTAGACAACGGTGTTGAGAAAATACAGGGTGACTGGGGCAGTATTACACTGGCCGAGCGCACCACTTATAGCACCGATGACATTGACCAAGTGCCATTGAACCTAACCAAGCGCGTACTTGATACGGGTAAGGTGAAAGCTCAGGCGGTACTCAATGGTGTATTGCCAGCTGGTATATCAGAGAGCAAGACACAATATATCACCAAGAGGCTCAAAGATGTTTAAGGTATTAAAATGGGCCTATGACATGGGTGTACGCCAGGAGCGTGTACGCATAGCTGCCCAATTACAACTGCGAGTTAGTTCACTACAAAACGCTACTGACTTCAACTACGATATATTGAGAAATATAACCGACAAGCCCGTACAAAAAACAGCTAAAGAGAAAATAAAGTTTAATATAGCTGTTCATAACCAAGTAAAAAGCATCATAAATGAAATGTTTACCCCAAAGGGTGAGTGGATAAATGATGAATCAATAATGTTCCCAAACGATAAGGAGAAATAAATGGCAACTACAACTAAAATAATAACCCTAGATTTAACAGAGGAGCTTGCGGTCAGACTTGAGGCATATGTCACCGAGCATGACAGCAATCGTAGCGCACTTATACGCAAAGCTATCGTGGAGTACCTAGACAAGAAGGAGAAGAAATGAGTCTCGCACTACGGATAGACCTAGACCCGATTGAACTGACACCGTACTTTTATATCCGGGACAATAACACAGGCAATATATTGTACGTTGGCACCGACCAGAACAAGGTACGCCAGCACACCTACGAAACAGTCCTATGTGATGAGTATATAAACACTAAGCAGCTGATACATTGGCTGACACCAACGGCAGTAAGGAGCTAATATGGCCAGACTGATTTTTGTCCTGGGCCACCCAGGCACAGGCAAGTCAACGAGCTTGCGTAACTTGAAAAAAGACGAAGTAGGCTACATATCTGTCACTGGTAAGGAATTACCGTTTAAGACCGATTTAGTGCCAGCGGTTGCTAAGACAAGCGCAGAAGTAAAGAGTTTGATTGAAAAAAGCAAGAAACCAATTATAGTGGTGGATGATGTCAACTACCTATTTACCTTCCAAGTGTTTGGCCGCTCGAAAGACAAAGACCAATTCCAGGTATTTAGAGATATTGCTGGTGACTTCTATGACTTGATTAAGACGGTTATAGACAAGCCAACTGAGCAGAATGTATACCTGTTTGGGCACATCGAGCTTAACGACCAACAGCTTGTACAGCTCAAAACAGCTGGGCAGTCGATTAGGAACAACATAGCACCCGAAGGTTTGAGCAACATCGTGTTTGAGTCAGCAGTAGACTTGGGTGAGTTTGTATTCAAGGTCAAGACGGACGGTAGCGGTATCAAGGCACCTATGCAGATGTTTGAAGATAGCACCATACCTAATGACCTCAAGGTAATCAATGAAAAAATTAACGCTTATTACAGCAAAGGAACAAAATAATGGCAGACTCACTATTTGGAGACATCCTAGAAAACTTAGACAAAGAGCGTTCAACAAGCCAAGGCTTCGAGCGTGGCACCCATGACGTAAAGATAATGTTAGCTGAAGCTAAGACGGATGCTAAGGGTCGTGACGTTATTAAAGTCACTGTATGTGATGCTGTTAAAGAAGATATTACCGCAGAAGCTACCCTATGGTTCCACAGTGAAGGTGGAGCTAAGATGAGTGTTGACAAGGTGCTACGCCTACTCATTCACAACGTAGCAGAAGATAAGAAGCCTATGGTTAAAGCGCTTGGTGAGAAAACATTTGCTAGTCTTACCGACTTTACCAAGGCCCGTGACGCTGCACTACGCATTATCAATGAGAAATTGATAGGTAAAGAAGCCTATGCGGTATCAGACCCACAAGGTAACTACTCTACGAGTAAATATGTAGACATCTGGTACTACCCATATGTTCTAAAATCTACTGAGCAAACTAAGCCAGCTGCAACTACATCTGATGACGACCTAAACATCCCAGAGGAGTGGTAATACTATGGAACCAGGTGGACAGGACTGGGAAAATTGGCTAGAGCGTGAGATAGAGCTGGCGCAGACGGGGTATGACTTATGAAATGCCCTAACTGCCCTAACACCGCAGTAAAAGATGGTAAGTGTATGCCCCACTGGTACGCATGGCACCACAGCAAAGTACCGTTTAACACTATAAGGAGTAACACATGGACGAAATAACCGACACAAAACTCAATAAGCGAGAGAAGCTAGCATTACATCTAATAATGTTTGCATTAAGCATACTAGTCCGAACCAAATACTCGCACCAAGTCAGTAAGCCACTAGACGCAATAAAGGCAATTTTAGATGAGTAAAGGCACTATAAGGAGTAACTATGGCATTTAAGCTATTCATACCACCTAAGCGCATACATGCCACTGGCAAACAACGTAAGCGTGCCAAGCCTGATACAACCGAATTAGCACTAATTGACGGGGAGATTAAACCATGACCAATCAGAATAACGAGCTAGACGAGATACTACATGACTTCAGGCAAATATCTATCATAATCCACGCTAATGACAGTATGGGAAGAGGACAGATGGGAGCTGACGCATTTGAGTTTTCTCTTGAAACAGCCAAAGCTAAGATACAAGCTCTATACGCCCCAAAGCCTGTAGAGAAAGTCAACAAAACACCTAAAACTGTTGACCTTAGTGAAGCAGAAGTCAACAAGCCTGTAGAGAGTGGGGAGCTACGAGAGAAAATCTATTTGATTTGTCGCAACAACAAAGAGTATGAAGCGTCTGAGCAAATAGAAGCCCTCCTAGCCCAAGAAAAAGCTAAATGGAATACAGATGCACGATTGGACGAGCTTAATAACTTCCCAACCACACTATATACACCAGAGCATGAGTATAAGTTAGAACGCCTAGCCAAACTACTAGATAAGGAGAATGTATGAAGCGTTCAGTTAAATGCGCCCACTCCGACCCTATGTGTGAACCCTGCAAAAAAGAGTTTACAACGCCCTACCCAAGCATGAGTAATAGCACTACAGACCACAGATACCTAGTAAAACCAGGTTATGTTAGAAGCAGAAGTGATGGTGATTTACACTATATAGGCTTCGCAAAACTAGTGGGTTTATATGGCGTTCCGCTAATAGAATGTTTGCACTTTGATGAAGCTAGATTGCACGGCTACACGAAAGAATATATAGACGGTTTAACAGTGTTAGAACCGCAAGAGTCGGGAGATTACGAGCTATGACCTTACCTGATGATATAGAGCTAGCAAAAGAACTAGACGACTATTTACAGAATGGTGAATGGGGCGTAAGTATCTTTGCTGGACACCGCGACATATTAGTAAAAGAGTTGATGAAGTTTATAGCCACCTATCGTAAGAAGTGGGAAGCCGAAGCAGACAGAGCAACCATAGAAACCATATACGCTCTGCTAAATGGCGATGAGAACCAAGTGGTAGTAGCAAAGTCATATATATGGAACAAACTGCAAGCCCTACAAGGAGAAAACAAGTGACTGACCACATAGAACAAATAGAGGGGAAATATGCGAAAAGTAACTATAGCTTTTGATTGTGACGGCACACTCGTTACGACTGAAAGCGCAGACACTAAAAAGATTGTAGCTAACGAGCGCATACGCACCCTACTAATATCCTTTGCTAGTTTCAAGAACGTAAAAATACTAGTATGGTCTGGCTCTGGTGAAATGTGGGCCAGGCAGGTAGCTAGAGAAATTGGCATAGCAAAGTACGTTGACAGTTATGCAAGTAAGAACTATCTAGGCAAGGGCGAGATTAGCGGTAAACACCAGTTTGCGCCTGACATTGAACCAGACATAGCCATAGACGACATACAAGACTGCGAACTTGGAACAATAAACCTGATAGTGAGGGAAAAATGAACGAACGCATACAAGAGATACGACAAGAAATCTTTTTACCACCAGTAGCGCCTAAATAGTTATCCACAACGCTACCCATAGCGTCTTTGTGGAGCGATAAAAATAGAGTAACATGAGAGAACAACATGGCAGACAAAGAACTAGCAACAGTCGAGGGGAAAATGAACCTGAAGCAAGAGCAGGTAGCAAAGCTTAATTTGCACTACCGCATCGTCAGGTTCAGAGGGGCAATACTGTATGCAGACGATACTGGCTGGAAGTCATTATCATCTGACGAGTTTGCTCGCATATGTTACCAAACTCTAGGTGCTGGGGTGAGACAGACACAGATCAAAGATTTGCAGCACTATTTCTTTACCAATTCAGAGGACCTAACCAAGTTTGCCCACTTCATAGCTATGCCTGGTGGCAAGGTATGGAACATGAAAACGTTACAGTTCACCGAGAAAATATCACCAGAGGACTGTGTATACACCACGGCAATAGCACCGACAGATGGTGAGAGTCACCGCGCTTGGCTCGAAGAAGTGACACTAGGTGACAAAGAGCTGGCAGATGACATTATTTCAGCGCTGGCGCCTGTATTCATGTACAAGAAACCACTAGGCGCGTTCTGGTTTCTGGGTTCAGGAGCGAACGGTAAAAGCTCTACCCTAAAAGCTCTAGTCGCTATCATGGGTGGCCGTAGGTGGTTTACCAAGCTGACTGTTAAGCAAATTGAAGATGAGCGAGACTTGCCAAGCATGAACGGTATGCTGGCTAATATATGTATCGAGAGCAACGAAGGCTATATAAAAGATGGGGGGCATTATAAAGAGTTAGCAGAACACGAAGAATTATCAGTGCACAAGTTCAACAGCCAAGACAGTGTAAATGTAGACGGTAATATACACCTTGTATTTAACGCCAACAATATACCGACCTTTGCTGACAAGACGAACGGTGTGCGCCGTAGAACGTTTACCATACCGTTCAATGCCAAGTTTCCACAGGACGACACGTTTGACGATAAGCTATTTGCTCGTGAGCACTTCTTATCTGACCTGTTTGGCGACATCTTAGCTAAGGCCAGGCAATTGAAAGACAACAACTATAAGTACGACTTCAGTAAGATTACCAATGAAGCCAAGGAGCGCTACGACAGCGAAGTGAATACCGCTGAAGCCTACCTAAATGAGCTGATTGAGCAGGACGTATTTGGCTTTGACACCTATTCAGCACTCAAGACATCGTATGACACCTGGTGCCAACAGTCAGGCGTAGTCGCGCTGGGTGTGCGACACCTGAGCCGTACCGCTGAGGACTTAGGGTTTAGCTATAAGACGGTACGAGTTGACGGTAAGCCACAGAAGTTTGGTTTGTACAAAGACCATAGGCCAGAGGACTTAGTACAACTTGGGCCAATAAACTATGGTTTGTACCGACTAGTGACCAGTGAAAAAGACATACTGCTATCTGAGGAAGATGATAGCCTAAATCAACTATTAGAATTGGACATATAAATGGCAGCACTAAAAGAGCAATTTCAAGAGTTTATACACTTACCATATGATGAGTACTATAAACAGAAAAAGACCAGAAGTAACACGGTAGATGAGCGCACCATCATGTCGCTGATAGACATTTGCACCGACAGTGACGACATAGCAGCAGCTAAAATGTCATTTGACCGTATCGAGGGCTTACTTGAGACACCCGTACATATTAAGGTGCCCAAGTTCTACATACGCTACGTCAATGCTACGGCTATGGAGCAGAGTGAAACGAAGGCTCTGGGAGCCCCAGAAACGACTAAGGTAGAGCAAGATGATAACTATGACCCTGCAACCGCTAAACTGCGTGAAACCCTACAGAAAATGCGTGATATGCCCGAAGGC